CTAAAAAGTAAGGAAACTTTCCCATGACGCTGACCGTTGCTGACGTAAGCCAAGCAGTACCAGCCAACTTGAAGTCGGCTGTCACCCAACAGTTCGTTGACACCATCAACAATGTGGTGGCCGATCCAGAAGTAGCACAACAAGTCCGTGACAACTTCATCACCTACGCCTCGGTGTTACGTGACGGCAAGTACAAGATGCAGGACTACCTGAATGCTGTGACTTACACGTCGTTCAAGATGATGGACATGAGCAACCATGACGCATGGTGTTCGACGTTCCCTCAACGCCATGCTGCATTGGTGGCAGCCGGCAAGAGCAAGAAAGATATTAGCTCGCACGTGTCGATGTATGCCAAGGGCAAGCTGGTAGCTGCTGTAGCTGAAGCCTCGTTCATTCCTATCTGGATCCTGAACCGTGACATTCAGCAGAAGGCGATCAACCAACTGGCTGACAAGATGATGAATGCTGCCAGCGAGAAGGTGCAGGTCGAAGCTGCTGGTCTATTGCTAACTCACTTGGCCAAGCCGAAAGAGTCTGGTCCACTGGTCAACATCAACATGGCCGAGTCCTCGGGTATGAACGAGATGAAGGACATGTTGGAATCCTTGGCTCGCCAACAGCAAGCGTTGATCCAAGGTGGTGCAACTACCAAGGACATTGCTGGACAACGGATCTTTGAGAACGCCCAATGACCCACCCGAAGATGGACCTTAAAACAGGGCTTATTGCCCAGAAGCTGGATGAGTGGTTGGACACGGTGGACTACTCGGTGCTGAACAGCCCGAGTTACATCCCGTCCACCTTCGCCCTGACTTTCATGAACTGGATCAAGATGGTGAACGGTGATGTGGGTGAATCCCACAAAACACCACCGGTTCACTTGAAGATGCTGGACAAGATCGTCGATATCAATCCGATCACCAAAGCCGTCAACTCTTATGTGGCCAATCTGTGTTTCCGGGGTGCCGCAAAGACCACACTGTTCATGGAATACTTCGTGCTGTTCTGTGCCCACTTCGGCTACATCCCTAACTTCGGCAAAGTCGAAGGGATGATCTACGTCTCCGACTCCATGGACAACGGTGTGAAGTCGGCTCGAAAGAACATCCAGTTCCGTTACGACAACAGTCCTTTCCTTCAGTACTGGATCCCGAAGGCTGACTTCACCGACAACTATCTGGAGTTCAAGAACCGTGACGGTCACGTTCTTGGCTGCAAGATGTTCGGTGCCAAGACTGGCCTCCGGGGTACCAAGATCTTTGGTAAGCGTCCGACGGTAGCAGTGCTCGATGACTTGGTAAGCGATGACGATTCCAAGTCGAAGGCAGCAATGACTGCCATCAAGGACACTGTGTATAAAGGGGTGAACCACGCACTGGACCCAACTCGCCGTAAGGTGATCTTCAACGGCACTCCCTTCAACGTGGATGACATCTTGATCGAAGCCGTTGAGTCGGGTGCGTGGGACGTGAACGTCTGGCCGGTGTGCGAGCAGTTCCCCTGCACCAAGGAAGAGTTCGTCGGTGCCTGGGATGACCGCTTCAGCTACGAGTACGTGAGCGATCAGTACGACATGGCCGTCAAGACCGGCAAGCTGTCGGCCTTCTACCAAGAGCTGATGCTGCGAATCACCTCGGCTGAAGAACGGCTGGTACAGGATGAAGAGATTGGCTGGTATGACCGTGCCGAGTTGCTGAAGCACCCGGAACGCTACAACTTCTACATGACCACCGACTTCGCCACCTCGGCCAAGCAGACAGCAGACGACAGTGTGATTGCCGACTGGGCGTATAACGCCAACCGGGATTGGTTCTGGGTGGATGGCATTGCCGAGAAGCAAACCATGGAGAAGACCATCGATACTTTGTTCGCTCACGTGCTGAAGTACAAACCCCAGCAAGTGGGTATCGAAGTGTCGGGTCAGCAGGGTGCCTTTGTTACTTGGCTCCAAGGCGAACAGATGCGTCGGAACATCTGGTTCAACTTTGCCAGTGATCAGGCCGGGGGTGCCCCGGGTATTCGCCCAACCCAAGACAAACTGACCCGGTTCAATTTGGTTGTTCCTTGGTTCAAGATGCGAAAGATCTGGTTCCCTAAAGAGATGAAAGGCTCCAAGATTGTGGGAAAATACATGGAGCAGATTCGTCTGGCTACTCAGTCCGGCTTGAAGGGTAAGGATGACTGCATCGACACCATCTCCCAACTTGCCTACCTGAAGCCATGGGTTCCATCGGAAGCTGCACCAAAGACCGAGGAAGAGCTGGGCATGTGGGCTGATTCACATGCAGCAGTAGAAACCAATCGGATTGACTCCTACATTGTTTGATCAGGGACTGACATGAAACTAAAAGACCTGTTTCGTAAACTGGCACTGGGCGAGTTGAACAACTTGGCCATGGCCACTGACGGGGTGATTAATCCCGCCTCCTACCCACGGGTGATCCAAGGAGCCAACGATGCCCTGCGAGATCTGTTCTCTCGTATGCTGTTGTCGGAAAAGACTTTGTTAGTGCAGAGTCTGGACTGGAAAGCCATCTACCCACTGCGTAAACAGCATGCCTTCATGGACCCTACCCCGGATGTAATCAAGTACATTCTGGATACCCCGAACTACCCATTCACCGGTGACTTGGTGAAGATCCTCGGGGTGACCAATGAAGTTGGTGATCCCCTGCCCATGAATGACAGCCAGCAGTGGGCCTCGGTATTTACCCCACAGTTCGACACTTTGCAGTTGAACCACGTGGGCTACAACCAAGTGTTTGAGGTTTCGTATCAGGCCTTGCATGCTGAGTTGCTGGAAACCACTGAAGTACCGGCAGATTTCTTGGAACAGGAGATCTTTATTCCCAGCATTCTGGAAGACCTGCTGCGAATTAAAGTGGCCCATTGCATCTTCTCGGCGATGTCCGGGCAGGAGTACTCCACCAAGGCCCAAGTTCTAGAGGCCACTTATGAAATGAAGTACACTGCCATCGACCAAAACAACCTCGTGGGGGACGCTGGTCTGAGCACCAATGTGAAACTCCACTTGCGTGGATTTCCGTAACTTCATCAAAGGACTATATGATGAGCCTTAACCGTCCTATTTCTGACTTCCCTCGAAACGAGGCTGGGTTGGTGGATAACTTTATCGGGACTGCCTACGACACAGTAAAGGCTGTGTACGATGCACTGCCCGAGATCCGTGAACTACACGACATTGTGGAAGAGATTCCACAACTGGGTGAGGTGGCTGTAGAGGCAGCCATGGTCCCGGCTCGTGTCGAGATTGCAGCCGGAGTTGCGGCAGCCGAAGGCTTTGCTGATGCGTCTGAAGCATCTGCGGTTGCCGCAGCACAGTCGGCACTGGATGCCCAGAAGGCCAACATCTTCTACCCCTTCGCCTATAACCTCGGCCAGACGGTTTACGACGTGAAGGAGATCAGTGGGGATAATTCGGTCACCACCATGAACATGGCCTTGTGGGTGGAAGGGTCCATCGATTTTAACTTCACGGTAATGAACGGCAGTGAGTTCGTTATCAACAACCCTGAGCTGTACGCTGATGGTGCCCAGATGGGGGTGCTGGTCAACAACCGCTTCAGCCCCTTGGTGCAAAATGTCGAAGACATGACTGAAGGGTTCTCGGCTTTGTTCGAGATCTCCCAAGATCAGCGAGAAGCTGAGTTTAATACGTGGCTGCTAGACAGTGGTCTGGAAGTCCCGGTGGCATATGTAGCAGGGTTGCACCTGACTCGTGCCAGCCAAGTGGTGACTTACCTTGGTGATGACTACCGAGTCTCCCCAGAAAACCTGCCACTGGTTACCACCAACTGGGCAACCGATTCGCCTAATCTGCGTATGGTCGGTAACGACTCGTTGCGTGCTGAACTGCTGGAAGATGACGATGCTTCCCTTGGCTCGGCTTTGTCGGGTCACTTGCGTACCCCGTTGGCGAACCAGATCACCAATGTCCAGCAGGCTTTGTCTGGGCAACGTGTCAACATCTTTGAGTTCGCCAAGTACATCGTCGACCGCAGTGGTGCACCTTCTACGTGGGACTGGACCCTGGCCACTGCGTCGGCACAGGCCTACTTGTTCGCCCGTAACAAGGGGGTGATTCAATACCCGGCTGGCCAGTACCCACACAAGTACATTCTCCGTGTACCCGGTGTTTCTCTGGAAGGTGAGGGTTCTTACTCCACCTACTTCACGGCCCTGCCTTATGTAAAGGCCGGCACCTATGGCATGGTGGAGATTGTGGCGGGTGCGGTTTCGGGTTCGCACATGAAGGGCATCCACATCATGGGCAGTGCCTCCGTTGGGCATAACAACCCACCGGTCAACCCGTTGCAATGGGGCTGCTACTTCAAGGCTCAATGGGATGTGTCGTACCAGCACGGTGGCCTGTGGTTCTCGATTCACGATGATGTGCGTGTTTCCAACTTCAACAAGGGCTTGTGGTCCCGTGGTGGTTACACCATCGCCAACTACCAGCGTCCTATCCAGTTCCTGCAATACCGCAACTTCTTTGTTCAAGTGCCGAACGGTGGCGAAGCTATTCGCATGACTGGTCAGCACGGACAGATTGAATTCAGTGGTGGTTCAGCGGAAGGTTCTGATGGCATGGTGGCCTTAACGGCGATCACCATTGACTGGGATCCGGATCCATCGACCATGGCCGATAATGCCAGTGGTCACGGTGAAAGCACTGGGGATTTACCGGGAGTGGGGAATGCGGTGCAGTCGCCGTACAACGTCAACTTTGGCAACAGCTTCTCGATCCAGAAGTCCCGTAAAGGCCTCTATGCCCGTAACTGCCGTCAGGTAGGGCTACGTGGTTTGTGGGTTGAAGACATTGCCGAGTTCATTGACATTACCTCCAATGCTCATGTAACCGTCGAGGCCAGTCACTTGGCTAACGCAGCCAGCGGTGTGGTTGGTGGTGTGGCTGGTTCGGGTTACCTATGCCGTCTGGGTTCGGGTGCGTATCTGGAACTCAAGTCGACCAGCGACACCATTGGTACGGTGGACCGTTACATCGAGGAAACCACTAACCTCAACAACATTGCCGGACTTAAACTGGAAGGTTTGGCCTTTGGCAACACTTACCAGAAGTTCAAGGCAGCGGGCTATAAAACGTTCACTCTGACTGGCGGCAACATCGACATCGGGGCGCACAAGTTTGTGGTGATGAACCCATCGACCGGTGACTACAGTCTGAAGCTGGCTACCTTGCTGGCTACGGCAGCACCGGGGGAACGGATCACCATCCGCCCATTGAACGGGGCAATCACTCTGAGTAACGCTGGTAATATCTCCTTGTGGGGTGAGACTGAACTTTGCTGCCCACAGAGTGGGGTGATTACACTGGAGCGTCTGTTTCAAGTCACCACGGCAGAGTGGGCCTTGGTCAGTATCTCGGAACATCGGGCTACTGCTGCCCCAACTGACGGGTTCTACTACCCACAGAACCACCGCATCTGGCGTCGGGGTGCTGTAGCCAACCAGTTCATGGGATGGATCTGCACCACTGCCGGTCTGGCTGGCTCCACTGCCGTCTTCAAAGCAATGCCCAACTTGGTAGCATAAGGAAAACTGACAATGGCTGTTAAAGTAAACTTGCTCACCTCTTACGGTGAAACCCGTGAACTCTATGTCCGGGTCAACAATCTCTCGGTCAGTAACCATGGGGTAGATTCTCCGGTGTTGTTCCGGGGTTATCTGGGCCAAGCGGAATTCCAAGCGGGGGGTAACTTCGTCTACGAGCTGGAGGCCAGTATGGCTTTCGATGTTGCTCAACCGATCTGGGAGCAAGCCTACACCCAGCTCAAACAACAATTCCCTGACTTTGCTCAAGCAGTCGACTGCTGATCACTGAAGGACCGGAGTTGGCCTGAAACAGTTGTTCAGGCTTTCTCCATAAAAAATTAACCTCAACGGACACAGAGGTACTTATGTCGATTGGCGTACTCACGAAACTGGCGAAAGATGTCGAAAACTTATTGATCTCTCTGGGGGATTATCAGAACGGCTTGGTGCTTTCTCGCCGTAATCAGGTTTTTGAGCGTGAGGGGGAATACTTCCATGCTGCCCCGGGATTAGCCTTGCCCTACACAACTACCGGGGATTGGGATACGGAGCTGCTGAACTTTGCTTCGGTAGGGGGTGACTTCAATCTGCGTCAGGATCTGAACAATCTGGGTAACCCATCCAAGGGTTCTTCTTTGATTGCCGGTGTTGCTCGTGTGGTCAACTCGGTTGCCGAGATGCAGGCTCTGACAGTTGCCAGCAACCAGAACGTTTTTGTCATGAGTTACTGGGGGGATGGTAAAGGCGGAGGTGGTCCATACAAACGGGCTGCTCCGGGTTATATCGGCATCAACAACTACGGTTCGGTGATTCAGGCTCACGATGGGGGCTTCTACCTGCTGCAATACAATGGCAGTGTGGATGCCACCAGTTTCGGTGTGCGTGAGGGAGATATCACGGCAGCAACCCAGAACACCCTGCGCATGCAGTCGGCCATGGACAACCATGGCAATGTGACCATTAACGGTAATTACTTTTGGTTCGACGGTATTCTCTACTACCGTCCGGGTTTGTTCATCAGTGGTAATGCTCCCGGTCCGGCCACCGCAGATGCGGGTAACTTGCCGGGTGGTACTCGACTGAAGTTCATCGGTAACGCTTCCACTTGTTTCTCCCAGAAAGACATGGGGGCCATGCTGCACCACTGCGGCTTGTCCAACCTGTCTTTCGAGACGGACAGCCGGGACTGGCTGATGGACATGCGAGGCATGCTCGGCTGGACCATCTCCGGAGTGCGGATGGAGAACCTGAAAGTCAACGGGGGTGGTCTACGTTCTCAACAGATTGGTGCTTTGCCTACTTGGCTCAACCACTGTATCGACGTGGAAATCCGTGTACTGGACGACTCTACTGCCTACAACTGGGATGTTGACTGGAGTGACAGTGACCTCGTGGCTTTCGGTCTTACCGGGGGTATGGGGGCCATTGACCGAGGTCCGGGCAACATGAACTACTTGGGGGGTATCTGTGATCGGGCCAAAGTAGGTGGGGCCGGTCTGTGGGTAACGGGTAGTGTGGAGAGCAACAAACAACTGCTGATCAGCAATGTCAAGTTCGACGACAACAACGGTTATGGTTTGGTGCTGGATGCTCACCTGAACACCACCGGGGTCTTTAGCCCGACAGTCACCGGGTGTGTCTTCCGTAACCCTAACGTGGCCACGGCCTACGACATCCTGATCATCAACGTGGCCAACGCATCCAAGCCTGTGATGCGAGGTGGTGTGATTGTGGGTAACACTTTCTCGCTTGCCTCGCGTATCCCGTTCAACGTGGATGACACAACATGGACGGGTATCACCTTTGGTTGTAACCGTTATGACAGCACCTTTGCTACCCCATTTACTCCAGTAGCTGGGGCGGGGTCGGAGAACTTCTTTGCTGGTTCCAACGGGATCAGCGTACCCAATGGTCCGGTCATGGCTCGGAGCAATGCCGTTATTCGCTCCTTGGCTCAGGTTTCCATGTTCCTCACCGGCCTTACGGGTGACGCTGGTTTGGTGGGTGGGGCAGGTCCGGGTGGCACTCCATTCATTGGAGCCTCGCGAACCGTTGCCGGTGTGGCCACCAACCTGAACTTCATCACGGATAACCTGTCTCGCTGGATCTTGGCAGACAACGGAACTGCTTTTTATCCGTCCACCGACAGTTTCTCGTCGATTGGTCTGGCTTCCATGCGGACTTCGTTGATCTTCTCGGCAACCGGGACGATTAACACTTCGGATGCCCGGGAGAAAGATACGCCACGGTCCTTCACGACCAATGAGTTGGCAGCTTCCCGTGAACTGGGGGAGAGTGTGGGTGTCTGGCGATTCCTTACTGCGATTGCCGAGAAGGGGGATGCTGCTCGCCAACACATCGGCATGACGGTACAACATGCCATCGAAGTAATGGAAAGCCATGGTCTGGACCCAATGGCTTACGGGTTCATCTGCTACGACGAGTGGGATGCCGTTGCTGCTGAAGTGGACGAAGAAGGAACTGTTATTCGCCCGGCTGTAGCTGCTGGTAGCCGTTATGGTTTCCGTACCGATCAACTGTCCTTCTTTCTGATCCGGGGGCTGGTTGCTGATAATGCGGAGATTAAGGCTCGACTGACTGCTGCCGGTATCTAGTAACTGACGGTAAATAACAAACCCCACTTCGGTGGGGTTTTCTTTTGTCTGCTTCTTTTACCCGGGGCCATTTGCTATTAGTCAAGTGGAACCAATTGGGTAATAATTGCCCGCACCAACACACACGCAGGAAGCACACAACATGGGCGAAGCAGTTGAGGTACAGATGGCCCGACTTGAAGAGCGTTTGCGAGTCATCGTTGATGACCTTGCACTTG